ATTTAGAGTATCCTCACCAGTGGCTATCAAAGTCTCTTGTCCACTGACGTTAATAAACTTAAATACATCATTTACTGTACCAGTTCCGCCACCTCCGCCACCAGAACCGATAATACAATCTATACTTTGAAAGTCACTAGTACCGTCACCAACATAAAGCTGACATCTATCAGTAACAAAAGCAAGCTCACCAGCAGCTAGTGTAGGATTAGCAGTATTCCATTCAGAATATGTGCCTCTCCTAATTTGTATTAATGTATCACGGGGCATAATTTAAACTCCTTATGGCGTTCCGCAGTCGAACTCGTTAGGTATTTTTGAATCGATAAAATCAGATAATCCATCTATCCTGCTATAATGTATATTGCCCAAGAATTGAGTATCATTTATAACATCTAGTTGATATGTTTGGTAAACTTCTACTTCTATAATATTACTGGATGTGGATGTGTTTGTTGTTTGTATATCTACAATATTTTTAGTATAATTAATATCATCGCTATAATTATTATTGATAATTTCAAGCGTTTTTTCATTAGTTTGTACATCTTGTATCTCTTGGACAATTTCATCCAAGAAGCTAGTTTCAATACTAATAATATTTGTTAATTCTGGTATAACTTCTACGCTAAATGACATTATTAATCACAGTCTAGTAAGTCTGTTCCCTTGCTATATCTCTTAACTAAAGAAATATTACCATATAATATTCTAAAGGTTTCAGCACCGCCACCAGTATATAGCTCAGAAGATTTGTTTTGCAGTTCAAGATCATATTTGGCAGATGTAAAGTTGAATGAATTGGTTGTGGACGCTGGTAATAGTAATGTTAATTTGCCGTCTGTAGTGGGCGACTCTATGTAAAATTTATAAAGTGAAAAATCACTATTTTCTGTAGTAAAAACCTGACTTTTGTTAGTGTTGGTTTTCCAGGTTATTCTTGCGCAATAGTTAGCTAGGTCTATGGGATTAGCATCTGAATCCTTATAAATCAACGACATCCTGAAAGAAGAACCTTGCTCTATTTGAAAATCGTATTTGCTTGCTGACATTATTTCCCCTCAATAGGTAGTATAATTAGTAATACACCTTGCATATAAAAAAAGGGCTGGTTTAAGGCCAGCCCTTTGTAAAACCACGGTATGTGCTAGACTTAGAGGGATCCGAGGATAACTCTACGATTGTCTAGAACAGCAAAGCCTTGCTCTGCCCATCCGTAGAAACCAGCTCTCTTTTGACGATGTAGGGTATCGTCTTCGAAGATTTGAACACCTTCACGAACTGGCATGATGAAACTGTCGCGTCTGCGTAGATCAAGACCCACAACAAGCTCTGTGTCAAGATCTAGGCTGCCACCAAGAACATCTGAATAGAACAGTTGGTATTCTTGGCCTTCTCCGAGTTCATCTAGATCGTGAAGATTAACACCAAAGACGCGATTAACAGCGCCTGAGTTGTCATCAGCGACATAGATTTCACGACGAGTAACTTCATCAACTTGATCAATACCCCAGTTGCGAAGGTCTTCCATCGCTTCTGGTGAAACGTATAGATCAGTTAGCATGCCTCTGTTGTTAGAAGCACTATTGCCACCACCGTTACGACGCATAACGGTCTTCATGAGGCTAACGAGACGCTTGGTGAATTGACCAGCAGCAGCATCACTGTCATAAACAACGATGTTACGATCAACACCAGCGGCAAGTAGGGTGTGCCAACCGTCATCATTCATCTTCTTGACGAATGAACCCTCTAGCACCTCCATTGCACGACCAACAACATCCCAGCGAGCATCACGAGCATACTTGAGTAAGTAGTCGATGCTAGCGCCAATGTCATAGGTTGGAACCATGACATAATCACCTTCGACATGACGCTCTGGAACATATCCATGATTAGGAATGGTATATGCAACGAAATCCTTTTCAGTGCCAGGAGCTAGAAAATCCAATGGAAATTCTGGAGTAGCGCCTTGGCTTAACTGAATTGGTTCAAAGATACCGTCAAGGATGTTTCCGCTTAGGATGCCCTGACGTAAAGGAAGTTCTAGAGCTTTAGCAAATTCAGCATTTGCAGCTAAAGAAGTTTCCTTGTGTTGTGAGCCTGATCTTACCAAAAGATCGGTAAGTTCTGGTGTGGCTTGAAAAGCTTTAGTTTGAACTGATGACATAATTTTATTCTCCCTTATTTTTATAAAACTCAAGTAATGTTGATAGATACTTTGGCATAACCGTCAGCATCAACGCCACTAAGGAATTGACCGACCTTTGGACAACCTGTGCATTGGTCGTCACTGACATAACCAGCATCAGCTAGGTAAGCTGGTGCGCCAGCAGCAACATTACCTGAATCATTAACAAGATTGGTTGTGACTTGCCCGATTCTTAAAAGAGTAACCTTGCTATCAATTTGCACTTCATCTTTGTGCCAATTGATGTGCTGTTTAGTAAGGTCGTAATTTACAACGTCATTTAGTAGCAAGCCTACTGGAAGAGTGGTTGCATCAGCAGTAGCAGCATAGGCCACAACAGCATTACCATCGTCCATTGATACGCCTGAGCCACTAGTAGTAACTACAGCGACACCGCCACGTTCTGCTGTGGTCGCCATGAAAAAAGAAACATCTGTTTGAGTTTCAATACGATCTGGTTTTAGAGCCATGTTTATATCTCCCTAATTATAAAAAATTATTTGGTTTGAAGTCTAGACTTTACAAAATCAACTAAAGCTGCACGAGTGCTTTCTACAGCTGAAGCTTCTGATTCTTCGCTAACGGAAAGATTGACTTCTGGTTCAACCTCAACGTTGTCAAGATCTGAAGATTCTGCGACAGATTCTTCGGCTTCTGTTTCTTCAACTTCAGCCTCTTCGTGAACTTCATTTTCGGAAGCTTCTTCTTTATTCATTTCTTCTTCCTTTTTAGCCTTTTTCATAACGGCTTCACTAAGGAAAGAAGTCATGCTGTCAAAAGATTCATCATCAAGCTGCTCAAACTTTGAAGCTGCAGCTTCAGCTGCTTCATCATCTAGACCAGCTTCAACGAGAGAAGCTCTTCTTTTTAGAGCTTTTTCTTTCTTGGCCATATCTTCTTCTTTTGCTTTATAGCCAGCAAGAGCCTCGTTGGTAGCATCAAGTTGTTCTTGAAGAGAAGCTTTTTCTTTGTTCATCTCTTCTTCTTTTTTCTTCATCTCTTCTTCTTTGTCTTTCATAGCAGCTTCTAAAGCAACAAACTTCTCAACTTGCTCATCAAGAGCCTTTTGAGATTCTGCTGCTGAAGTTTCTAATTCAGAAATTTTACTTTCTAGATCAGAAGCTTTTGAAAAGCTAGCTTGGAAAGTCTCGGAAGTCAAGACTTTATTTAGTTTCTGGTTAATTTGTTCGATATTCTCTTCTAAATTCATAATGTTTTTCTCCGACTTAGAAAACGGCTTATTTTCTATTACACCCTTTTTTTCAAAATTCGATGTTTTCTGTAAAAAATTATTCAACATTGTACGACTAAAAATTATACTATCAGAATTTGCTGGTTTGTCAACAAAACCTTTACCACTAAAAGTAATATTTCTTAACACTCTACCAATGGTATATCCTTCGTGTTGACCACTACCACCGTATGCTCTTAAATGTTTAGTTAGATATGCTGTATCTTCTTTTCTTTTAAGTACTTTGAGTTCACCAGCTTCATTGCGTAAACCGTAATCAAAATCATTAAAGAAGCATTCCATACTTACATATTTTTGACCATCTTCGATTTCAGCGATAAGTTTTTCTGCTCGATCCTTGAGTTCTGGATTTGTGAAAGCTCTATAAATTACAGAGCCTGTCAAGATGTGATATTTATCTGGAAGATTTTCTATTGAAGTATCATCAGAAATAATTTCACCTTCTTCGGTGATAGGATAATTTGATGTGATATGGCCAATAATAACACTTTCATCGTGTTCTAGGTTGGTAGGCTTATCTTCTGGAGTCTTTTTAGCCTGCCACACTTCTGCCTTATCAAAAATATCATCATTTTTATTCCATGATGAACTAACTAATATAGATTGCACATAATAAAGATCTTTATCTTCTAGTGCTGCTACACTTTTGATTTTATCAAATTTAAAAGAGTTGGTATCAGAACAAGGTTCAGCCACAGATGCATAAGTGATGCAGCCCTGACTGGAAACTAGTGAATCGATACCATCTGCAATTTCTTGTTTGTATATTTTCATATTATTTTACCTACTTGGAATGCAGGATGTTATACACCATAGCATAAAAGGAAGCTTTAGATTGTTTTTGATCATCCAGACTCATTGTGTAAGGTAGATCTTTTTGAATATTTTTTTGCCAATTTTTATAATGAGACATTAGCTCTAAATTAGCCTGAGTATTTATATTATCTAATATTGATTCAATCATGGGTTGGTCAATATTTGCATAAGGTTTGATATTAAAAAGAATTTTGGATTTGACTTCTTCTAATTCTAATGATTGTACATTAGATAAACTTCTTAAATTCTTTCTATCATAAAACTCTAGCATGATAGGGTTGACAATATCAGAAATAATCTCTTGTGCTTTTAATGCCCATATTGATAAACTAGCACCAGTCTGTGGGGCGAACTCTCTATCCTTACGCTTTTCTGTATCATTAGAGTTCATAGGTCTTCCTTCTCCGGGCTGTCCTGGTGTTTTTGCTGGAGTTTGTTTTGGTGGAGTAAATTCTTGCTTTAATTGAAGTAGATTTTTTTGTTTAGGATCTTTATTGTTTAACTCTACTCCAACCTCACTAGGAGTAAGCATACCTAATTGAACACCAAGTTTTTTGATATTATTTTCAAAGTTAGCATCATGGAAAGGACTAACCTTTTGTGGACTAGAAACCTTTCTTCTTTCCTTATTCTCTTGAGTAACTCTAAGTTTTTCCATGTCTGGATCGAGACCAAATCTTGAGCGAATAATTTCGTCACTAACAATATTTCTGTCTGCAAGCTGTATGAGTAATGACTTCTCTGCCTCTTCATTGCTAAGATCCATTCTGTCGAATTCAATTTTAGCAGGATATTTGAAACCCATTGCTTTTTGCACTAGCTCAATTTCTTTTTCCCAAAAACTAACTAGAACATCTCTGCCATATTGTAGTCTTTGTGTGAGTGTTTTAAGACTGATAAAATTATTTGTAGTTCCTGCAGCACCAAAAGTACCAGTTAGTGTTGGAGGAATACCAAGACCAGCATAAACACTATTAAGATGAGGGGTGTATTTACCTTCACCTAAGAATTGATGTACATTAGTTTTACTTTCTAATAATTCAATATCTGGACCCCAAACTAAATCCATTGTACCGCCACCAACATTATTACCAAGAATTTGTGCTAGCTTAGAAGTAGCTGCTCTGGTAGGTGCAATTTTATGTTCTAGATTACCCAGCTTGAAAATTCTAATATTTGAAATAGCGCCATCTAGTGCTGACATGTCAGCTAGTTTTAATTTTTCAATTACTGTAATATCATCCATGATAGCATAAATCATGGGATATGCCCAGCTTTGCCAATCGTCTTTCTTATAATGAAACACAAGGGTTTTGCTAGGGTCTAATGGATATTTCTTTTTGGACTTAGCAGCTTCCAAAATAGGATCTGGAAGTTGATCAACAATTTGTTTTTCAGCTTCTGTTTTAGGAGCATTAATAATTTTTCTAAGATTAGCTGGTAAAGTTAATTCATATCTTTTATCAGAAACAAAAGCAGATAAAGCACCAGCAGAAACATCGACATAAAGAGGATTAATAAAAGTATATTTCCATGGAATAACTCTTTTTTCAGCCTTTGGCTCTGGACCAATATTAAAATCAGCTTCAGCCATGGCCTTGAACATGTTTTCTGTGGCTTTTAAGCCTAGCTTGCCTGTTTGTCTGTTAATTATAACATTGCCAGTTTTATATAGGTTATTAACAAACCTTTCGCTTCTATCTTTGCCATTAACCTTTTGGAACCATCTCTTGTAAAATCTTTCGATTTTTTTATTACGATGAACTATTCTAATTCCTTGAGTAGCAAAATCGCCCATAAGGTCAATAACATTTTTAACAAGACCCACACGCTGATAGATATCTTCTGCTCTAAAAATAACATTCTTAACAAGACGAGGTACTGCTTCGTCTGGTCTAAAGAAATCATAGTCAGATCTAGTTAATCCTGGTCTGCCAGAAGTATTCGTGTCTAAGTTAGAATAATCAGTACGATATCTAGAATAAGCAGTAGCCTTGTCAACAGAGGTGTATTCGTCTAATGCTCCAGCAGATGCCTTTTGGGCCGCAGCTTTAGAGCTGTGGTCATCTCCCCAAAATACATAAGCTTCCTCAGGGACAATAGGTTCTGCGTTTTTGATAGATTCACTTTTAGGATATTTTTTTGTCATGGTTTATCATAATAGGATTGCAATGCCATTACAAATTCTATACACCCTTATTTGTAAATTCCTGTATAAATGTCTTCATTGGCTGCTGAGGTGAACCATTCTGGACCCTTATACATGTCTCCAGATGTCTTACCCACATCTCTTGCATTACCTCCAATAACAGCATAATCAGGAGCAGGTAGAACATTGGTCATTTGTCTAGCAAGCATGTTTGCGATAATTAAAGAACTATATCTATCTTTTCTTAATCTACCCTTTTTACCACCACTAAGTTTTACTTCTGGAGTATCCCATCTGTCTCTTGCTCCAGCACTAGTGCTTGTTTGTGTCATGACAATAGTAGTTAATTCATTTTTAAGTTCTTCAATTTCTAATATACACTCACTAAGATTATCGTATACTGGGCTAAGGTCTGATTCAGCTATGTTCTGATTTTCTCTTTCCATGGCTAAACCTAAAGAAAAATTGTCAAATCTTGGAAATAGCAGCCTCTTATCTTCCATATCTTTTCTTAAACCATGATTAGCTTGTGCTGTCCAATCAGCTTTGGCAAATTGTACCATTTCTAGAATATGTAAACCTTCCTGAGAGTCTGTATCTTTAGCTTTTTTATCATAATCTACAACAGGCCAGATTAATTGCTCTCCTTTTTGTAGCCTAGAAGGATCGTGCAATGCCTCTTCAACAGCAATACCTCCACCCTGAGCATCAATACCTATTCTCTCACAAGGAAAAACTTTCATGAGATCTCTAATTTTTCTAGCACAAAAACCATAAAAGTCGTGCTCTGCTACAAGGCCTGTCTTTTGTCTTTCTTTAAAGTTTTTGCGATTGGTGGTCCAAACGCATACCACTCTATTGTGAGACGGATGCAACTCTATAACAACTATGCTAAAATTGTCTTGTTCACTAGCAGGGTCAATACCATATACATATTTAGCTCTAGGATTACCTTTAGTGACAGCATCAAAAACAATATTTTCACCATTATGGTCTACAATAGTTTTTTTATCATTTACTACACAGCTTTCTACTAAACTTCTTCTAAAGAACCCTTCGCTATCTTCTACAAACACAGCTGCATATTCCATATTATAAATGCCAGTATGAATAGTAGCTTTAGCTCTACTAATCTGTTTGTCGTCCATGAAGCCCTTGGGAATTAATTCATAAGGAACTCTAATAACACTATAATCTCTCCAGTTAAAATTATCAGGAACTTCTGAACCAAATATATCAGCTAATTTATTAGGATCTCCTTTGCTTTCAATAATAGCTTTATAT